CTCGACGGCATCGGCGACGAGCGTCCAGATAGGGCCGACGCCATGGCCGATGCGCTGCTCGACATGCTCGCGCATCGCACGCACCGCCGCACGATTATCACGACCCGCTTGCCCGACACGCTCTTCGCCAAGCGCTATCCGTCGCCGCCGCTCGGTAGTCTCTTCGTCGAATCTGCCGACCTCATAGCGATACCCACCGGCGACATGCGCAAGGGGGCACCGTGAGACTTTGCCCGCGTTGCCTGCTTCATGGTCTGCGCGTGCACATGCGCGTCGACCATTCGTGCGCATGTCCCGACGGCCGGTGCGACCGGTGCGGTCGAGCTCGGCTTGTCACGGTCTGGCGCATCGACGCGCGCGGTAGCTTCTCGAAGCGCTCGGCGTGCGGCTGCTTCGTCCCGCCGCCGCCGAGCCCAACACAACCACGGAGCGCCACGCTATGACGAGCAAACCACCGCCGACGCCGCCGCTACGACCGAGCAGGGAAGGGCGCACGAAGTGGCGTGTGCTGCGCTTCGGCCGCACTCGCCGCGCTCCCATCGCTGTCACGCTCCGACCGCTTCGAGCTGTCGTGCTCGCCATTGATTCCGCGCGCAAAAGTGGCTGGGCCCTTTACGACCGCGGCACGCTCGTCGCCTATGGTGAGTGCGCCGCGAATATCGCGCACCAGCGCGACCATGTGATCGCCACGGCGTTACGCACGGCCGAAGCCGCGACGCTTCGCGCCGCCATCGCGGTCGAAACGCCATTCGGCGGCGCGCTGCAAACCATCGTCTCGCTCGCGACGAGCGCCGCGCTATGGCGCGACACATGGCGCGCGCTCGGCGAGCCGCTTCGCGCGTGTCTCGACGTCCAGGCGGGCGAATGGCGCCGGCATCTCTTCGGGTCTGGCAAGATGCCGCGCGACGCCGCTCGGCGGCTCGAGCAGCTCACGGCGCAACGCATCGTGCAACAGCATCAGCCCGCGATCGGGCTCGCGGATATTGGGCCCGACGCCGCGGCCGCTATCTGCTTCGGGTACGTCGCGCGCTCGAGCGTCGAGCTGCAATCAGCCCTTCGATGCGACCTTGTCGAAACCTCGAAGCTACTGCGACCCATGGGAGCGCCGCGCGCATGACGACACCGCCGAAGCGCTGCAACTTCGTCGCCGGCACGTTCACGTGCCGCGGTGCCGCATACTACGAAGACGCCGACGGGCCGCGCTGCTACTCGCACCGACCCGAGCAGCTCGCGCACTCCGAACGCAAGGCGGCCGAGCGCGCTCGAAGCGACGCCGAGCGCGGCATACGGCGGTGCGGCGTGACGACACTGGCAAACCGGCCATGTCCCCGCATTGCGATGCAAGGCGGCACCACTTGCCCGCAACACGACCCAGCACAGCAAGCGGCGCGCGCGCAAGCCAGTATCGACCACTACGCCGCGAAGAAACGCGAGCACGAGATATGGGCCGTCAAGCGCAAGGTCGAGATCGAGTGCGGGCTCGCGGCTCTGCAGACCCGACACAATGCACTCATACAAGACGACATGGCGTTACGCCGGAGCGTGCGCGACTTGCGCGCCGAGCTCGAAGGGCTCAAGCGCGAGCGGGACGCAGCGCCGAAGCCGCTCGACGCCGCGGCCGAGCTGCTCGAGCTCGCGCGCGCATTCATCTCGAGCGACGCCGGCGCATTCACGACCGAGCGGTGCGACCTCGCGATCCGCTACGCCGACGCACTTACCAACCATGCGCGCGAAAAGCGGCTTGCCGGTCGGCCGCAACCAGGCGAACCGCGAATCACCCAAGTCATGTTCGGAGACCCAAGGCTCACCGACTAACCCATGCTTGCGCTCAAGCCCATACCAGCTACGCCGACGCACTGCCGCGCATGCGCGCGCGAGCTGCCGCCGTTGCGTAGGTATGGCGGCTTGTGCGAGTTCTGTGTGGTGACACACCGCTCACCGCCGCTCACCGACCCGCTCGAGCGTGACTGGACAATCATCAAGACGAGCACGCGCCGGCGCGCGAACGGCGAGCTCGAAGCCTGCATGCGCATCCGCTGCCGGTGCGGCACTGAGCGCTTGATTGCTGCTTCGGCTTGGCGTGAGCGACGCTCGAGCCGCTGCAACCGCTGCCGCATGCGCCGCGAGCGCCGCGGCACCGGAGGTCTGGCCAATGCCACCTAAGACGCCCAAGAAAGCCGCGAAGACCCGCAAGCGTAAGACAGACGTCACACGGGTTTCCGCACCATCGCGCGCGCGTAGGCGCCCGTCGCGAGTGCGGAAACATCCCGACCCGCCGCCGCTGCCGCCGGCGCCGAACGTCGGCGGCCGGCCGAGCCTGTACACGCCGGCGCTGCATGAGCGTGTCTGCGCGCTCGTCGCCGTGCGCGTGCCAATCCGCACCGCATGCCAGCTCGAAGGCATCGGCGCGCGCACACTTTACGACTGGCGCGAGCGCGGCCGCAGTGGCGAAGAGCCCTTCGCGACCTTCGAGCAAGACTTGGCGATCGCCGTCGCGCGCTCCGAAGCGACGGCCGTGCAGTTCATCGCCACCGCTGCCGCCGACAACTGGAAAGCCAACGCATGGTGGCTCGAGCGGCGCTTCCCGAAGCGCTACGGCGCGAAGCAACAGCTTCGCGTAACAAAAGCCCCGGCCGAAATGACCGACGAAGAGCTCGAAGCGGCCATCGCTGCGCACGGTTTCGTGCGTGCACTGCCGACCGACCCGCTCGCGACCGACAGCATCACCATCGCCGAAGAGAGCACATAACCATGTCAACGCGCCCTACAACACCCATCCCGACTTGGTCGACCGCCGGCACGAATATCGAGCCGAGCGCCGGCAAAAAGTCGCAAGGCTGGGTCGTCAACGAACGCCCGCCGGCGGAATGGCTCAACTGGCTTCAAAACAGCGCCGGCGCTTGGTTGCAGTTCCTAGCCGACGTGACGAGCGGCTCGCCGACGCCGGACCTCTTACTCAACTTCGCCAACGCCGACTTGTTTACGCCGCTTATCGACCTCACCGCGGCGACGGCCGGCAGTCAATATAGGCTCGTCGCGCGGCTCAATGCGACCGGCACGACGAAGGTTAGGCTATACGTCGGCAACTCTAACCGCCGGTTCATGCTGGTTAGCAATGCCGTGTGGGGGGGCTCTAGCTGGGTCTCCGAAGTCACAACAGCCACGTCGACCGCGATCGCGCTTTACAACGATGGCTCGACAAACGCGGTCGAGTTTCTGCAACACCCATCTTCGTCGTCGAGCTGGGCCGACAATGCCTGGGCTTCGGGCTCGGTCAATGCGCTTACCGTCAAGAGCGTGCATGCAACGGGGCCCGCTACTTCGGCCTTCGACGCCGGCATCAACGCAAACGACATCGCGACCGCCACGCTCACCGCAAGCGGCATTGCGACATTCAATAACGTAGCTCGATTCAATGCGCCCAACGTCGAGCTCGCCAGCGGTATTGACCTTGTGCACCCGAGCCCGCAGCCGCAGCGTAAGGTGCAGATACATCTGCTCGCCGGCACGCAGGTATTAGGCGGCGCCGGCGACAGCATCGGCGCCGGCAACGGTTACGACGTAACTAACGGTTACCTGCACACGACACCGGGCGTTGACCGTTACTTCGACTATGCGCTCACCATACCGCGCGACACCGACAGTTGGAACGTCGAGGTACTCTGGATGACACCAGATTCGGGGCACGGCAACACGTTTACCGTATTCAAGCAGTCGCGCGACCTCGACACCGCGGCGAGCACACCGCCGCCAGTGACGAATATGGGCTCGCGCACTGCGACCGTATTCTCGACCACGCTCGCGCAGTTTGCATCACTGCTCACGCCCATCACCGAAGCCGTGCAGCCCTACAACAATAACTATTGGGTACGCGTGCAGCTCAAAGGCAACGCATCCGGGCAAAATCGGCTCTATGGGCTCAGGCTCGTCTATGATGACCCTGGGCCCCGTAACGGTTAAGTCTGACTGTCATGTGTGGCGCATCCTAGACACGACTTGTCTGCGCTCATAGCCGAGCATCAACGCCGGGCGACGCGAGCAGCGCGACGCCCGGCAACGCTGCATGCGTTCATCAAGGCGGCATGGCCGCTCGTTGTTCCCAACGCACCATTCGTTGACAACTGGCACGTCGGTGCCGTTTGCGAGCACCTCGAAGCGCAATCGCGCGGACAGTTGCCGCGGCTCGTGATCAACGTCCCGCCGGGCTCGAGCAAGTCGACGACCGTTTGTGTCATGTGGCCAGCATGGGAATGGACCTGGAACCCCGGGTCACAATGGCAGTTCGGCGCATACGCTGACACGCTCGCCGTGCGCGACAGCTTGCGTTGCCGTGGTCTCTTCGAGACTGACTGGTATCGCGACCTCTACAGTGAGACTTGGAAGCCCCAGCGCGGCCGCTGGTTGGCCAACTGGTTGCAAAACGACAAGGGGGGCATTCGCCAAGCGATAAGCGTCGGCGGCTCGCCGACGGGTTTTCATGCACACAGGCAAATCGTCGACGATCCGCTGAAACCCATCGAAGCGCACTCGCCGGCGGCGCTCGAGCGCTGCACTAGGTGGTGGTTTGAAACGATGGCGAGCCGCGTTTTGCCGGGGCAAAACACGCGCACAATCATCATGCAGCGACTGCACGACCGCGACCTAGCCGGGCAAGCCGCCGAGCAAGGTTATGCGGTGCTGTCGATTCCGATGCGCTATTTCAGCGCCGCGGCGCGCGCTCCGACGCCGATCGGCTGGCTCGACCCGCGCTCGAGCGACGGCGAGCTGCTTTGCCCTAGCCGATGGGACGAATCCGAAGTCGAGCGGCGCAAGAAAGAATTTGGGCCGGATGGCTGGGCCGCTCAAGACCAACAAGACCCGGTGCCAGAAGGCGGCGCGATATACAAACAAGAGTGGTTTCATAACTACTATCGCGAGCGGCCGCGGCTCGAAGGCGCGCTCGTCGTCATCAGCTTTGACTGCGCATTCAAGAGTCACGAGACGAGCTCTTACGTCGCCGGGCAAGCTTGGGCGTTCAAGCCGCCTAACTTCTATCTGCTCGCCGAAGTGCGCGAGCATCTCGACTTCGTCGGCACGATCGCTGCCGTCAAATCCATGTATGCGCAGTTTCCCGACGCATCCGCGGTGCTCATCGAAGACAAGGCGAACGGACCGGCCGTGATTGAGATGCTCAAGTCGAGCATTCCCGGCGTGCTCGCTATCGAGCCAGACGGGTCTAAGGAGGCTAGAGCCTATGCGACGCAGCCCATCTTCGCGAGCGGCAACGTGTGGCTTCCCGACGCTTCACTCGCGCCGTGGATTCTCGATTGGGTCACAGAGCACAAGCGCTTTCCGCGCGGCATCGCCAACGATAGGGTAGACGCGCAGACGCAAGCGATTCGCTGGTGCTTGAAAGGCGGCTTCGGCGACTACTATGCCGGGCTCGAGTCGCTCGACGTCTGACCCATTGACACCGGCCGGCCGTGCCAATACACGCCGGCATGACTGAGCCGATCTTGCAATTCTTCGAGTGCGACCATTTGCCGCCGGGCTTGCAAGTCGTGAGCACGCCGTTCGCCGCGCTCGCGTCCCGCATCGTGCACACGCTGCCGCGCAACGCCGAGCGCGCGACGGCGCTTCGCAAGCTGCTCGAAGCAAAAGACGCCGCCGTGCGCGCAGCCATCGCACGGCCGCTCGCGCCGCTCATTGCCGCCGAAGCAACCGAAGTCACATGCGAGACCATCGAAGGCCCAAAACAAGGCGAGTGACGCATGGAATGGCGCGGAGACAGCTGGGAAAACGCCGTAACCGGGCTCGGTACGCTGCGCGACAAACTGCAAGCGCACACGCCGAAGCTGCGAACGCAGCTCTCCGACGCTTCGCTCGAAGCGCTACACACCGAAGACGACATCTGCGCGCGCATCGTCGAGCAGCTTCCCGCCGATGCTCTTCGTGAGGGATTCTCAATCAGCATCGCCGCCGACCAAGTCGCCGATACCGCGACCGTCGGCAACGACATCGACGCCGCGCTCGCGAGCCTAGGTGCCGAAGCGGCGCTGCGCGAAGCATGGGTGTGGGGGCGCCTTTACGGCTTCGGCGCCGTGTTTCTAGGCGTCGACGACGGGCGCACGCCCGACGAGCCGCTCGACCTAAACGCCGTCGTGCGGCTCACGCACCTAAACGTGTTCCGGCGCACGCAGTTGCAGCACAACACATACTACGGCGATATCTCGGCGCCCAACTACGGCAAGGTCGCGACCTACCGCGTGACCAATCTCGGCTTGCCATACGGCAGCACGGCGAAGCCAGTGTCACCGGGCGCCAATAACCTTGTCGTGCACGAGTCACGCTTGCTCGCATTCCGGGGCGTGCTCACGTCGCGCTTCGGCGCGCAGTCGGCGTGCTTCTGGGATGATTCCATCTTGCAACGCGTCTACCAAGCCGTGCAGGCTAGCTCATCGTCTTGGATGGGCGCCGCGCATCTCATGACAGACGCGAGCCAAGGCGTCTTGAAAATCGCTAATTTGATGCAGCTCATGACCGCGGCGGGCGAAGAAAAGCTGCGCGCGCGCATCAAGTTTCTGGACATCTGCCGAAGCGTCGCGCGCGCCATTCTGCTCGACGAGCGCGAAAGCTTCGAGCGCATCGCGACGCCGTTCTCAGGCATTCCCGAACTACTCGACCGTTTTATGATGCGCGTCGCGAGCGCGGCGCAGATGCCGGTTACGGTGCTCTTCGGACGCTCGCCGGCCGGAATGAACGCAACCGGCGAGTCTGACATTCGAACATGGTACGACCAAGTCGCAGCCGAGCGCGGCAAGCGGCTCACGCCGCAAATCGATAAGCTCGTGCGCGTCATCATGGCGACCGACAAGGGCCCGACTAAAGGCACGGTGCTCGACGGCTTCGACATCGTATATCCGCCGCTATGGCAACCCACCGCCAAAGAGTGCGCCGAGACGCTCAAGACCATCGCCGATGCGCTCGCGACGCTCGTCAATGCGAAGGTTATTCTGCCGGAGGAAGGCGCCATCAAGCTCGCGCATTCTGGCGAGTTCGACGAGCTCGACATCGAAGCCCGCGAAGCGGCGCTGCGCTATGAGCTCGCGCGGCTCGCCGATCCGCAGCCCGAGCCGCCGCCGCAGCCGATGCTGCCGCCGAGCAATGGCAACGGCAACGGCATCGACCCGGCGCCGCCTAACGGGCTGCCGGCGGAGCCTTACGACGCATGACAGCGGCGGCGCCCGGCTTGCGCTCGAGCTCGGCGCCCGACTTTCCGACGATGGCGCTTCACGGCTATCTGTCCGCGCTGCTCGCGAGCGGCCGCGAAGTCGAGCGCACGCTGCGCGCGCACGTGTTGCCGTATCTGCCGACGCTCGCGCATCACTACGCCGCCGCCGCCGGCGCCGCTGAAACTCGGCGCGACGGCCGGCGCATGCGCGTCGCTGTCGTCGGTGGGCCGCGCACGGGCAAGACGACGGCCGCTCGAGCGCTCGCCGACGCGCATGCGCTGCCGCTTCGACACGCCGACGACCTCATACCGCTCGGTTGGAGTCGCGCCAGTGAGCAGCTCGCGCACGAGATACGCTTGTCCGATGGCGGCGTCTTCGAAGGCGTCGCCATCGCTCGAGCGCTGCGCAAGCTGCTCGAGCTCGAGCCCGGCCAACCGCTCGACGCCGTCGTGCGCTTGCGCGCGCCCTATGCCGAGCTCACGCCGGGGCAAGCGGCCATGTCGGCGGGACATGACCGCGTGCTCGAAGCGATATTGCCCGAACTCGAGCGCCGCGGCGTGCGCGTGCTCGAGCTGCCGGCGCAAGGGCTCACCGCGCGAGCGGCGCTCACGTTCACGGCGGCGGCCGGCATCACTCCGCGGGTCGACGCGCGCGATCCGCTGCTCGGCGAGATATTCGCGCGAGCTCGAGCGGCGCACCGCTTCGACGTGCGGCCGGCCGCACTGCTCGCCGGCATGCGCGTCGACGAGCATGTGCGCACGACGCTCGAGCACCAGGTCGGCGAAGCGCTCGGCTTGCCGCGCTATGCGATTCGAGCGGCCATTGCGCCGCCGCGCACCGACGCCGCCGAGCGCACCGACGCCAAAAAGAAGACGCCGCAACAAAAGCTCGCCGCGAAGCATCCGCTCGCCGCTATCGACCCGCTCACGCCCGGCAGCCCTATCGCCGGCAAGCTCGACGCGTTTGTGAAGTCGAACGTGGCGCGCGTCGGCACCATGACCGACGACGTCTATGCGCAAGCACAAGACGCCGTGCGCAAGGGGCTCGAGCAAGGGCTGCGACCCGAAGCGCTCGCCGCGAAGCTGCTCACACAGGCGAAGGGAATAAGCCAGAATCAAGCGACCATCATCGCCAACGATGCCGTCGGCAAGTTTCACGGCGCACAGACGCAGCTACGGCAGCAAGCGCTCGGCATCACGCACTACAGATGGCGCACCGTGCGCGACCTGAAAGTACGCCCGGGACATCGGGCGCTCGAAGGCACCGTGCAGTCCTGGGCCGAGCCGCCGGTCACGAATCCGAGCACCGGCACGCGCGCGCATCCCGGCTTCGATACCCACTACTATGCTTGTCGATGCAGCGCTTCGCCCATCATCGACCCGGCGACCATAGCGCCGCCGCCGGACAGTCCATTCACACGCCAACCGGGCGCGCCGGCGCCGCAGTTGCCGCTGCCGAGCGTCCCGCCGCCGACGTATCCACGGGGCCCATTCCCCGTCGTCACAGAACGGCCGAAGCCCGCGAAGGGCTCGAAGCCGAGAAAAGCGCCGGCGCCGCAACTGCCGCAGCTCACTCTGCCGCCGCCGACAGCGGCACCGCTGCCGCCGCTGCCGCTGCCGCCGACGCCGACGCGCGCACCACTCCCAGCGCCCGCACCAGCGCCCGCACCAGCGCCCGCACCAGCGCCGGCCATACCGGCCGCCGACCAAACACTGCTCGCGCCGCTCGAGTATGGCGTCTCGGATGCACAGCTCGCGTATCTGCGCGAAGGCATGCGCGACCTCACGGCAATCACCAGCGCATACGCCGGCGCTACGGCGGCCGAAGTCGACCTCATCGCGACGGGGCAAAGTCGGACGAAAACCGGGCAAGCCTTCGAGCCGATCGTGATATCGGTCGAGCCCGGCTACATGGAGCTCACGGACGGCCGGCACCGCATGGCGGCGGCTCGCGCTGCCGGCGCGACGCGGATACTTGCGCGCATCAAGACGCCCGGCGGCCGCGAATACTTGCGAGTCATTCCGATACCGCGTTAGCTCGTCACTGATAGTTCGCCGGCGACATGGCTGCGCGGTACGTAACCCGCGTGTAGCGTTGCCCGCCGGGGCCGATGGCGCGCTCATCGAGCTCGCGCACGCAGCCGCACCGCTTGCAACCTTCGACGAGCACGCTACCGCCGAGCGCCGGCAACCACGCGTGCGCGCCGAAGCCGGGACATAGCGGCTCAAGCGGCGACACTTCGACGTATGCCGAGCCGACTTCGCCGCTCGTCTCGCACATGACCGACACTTCGAGCAGCCGCGTCGTGCAGCTTCGCGCGCGTTGCGTGTCGACGTCGACGCGCGCAAGCGCTTGTGCAAGCGCGAGCTCTGCAGTCGCACTCTCGACCGCGGTGTATGCGGTTTCGTCTTCTGACACGATCCATGTGGCCATCGCCTAACAAGCCTCCTGTGTACTGCAAGCTATAGCGCCGCGGCTCTAGCGCGGTCAACAACGCAACGCGCGAAAGCGGTGTGGGTAAGCCGTGTGTAATCGGTGGATAAGTGCACCGATCCATCGATGCTCTTGTCCACTGGTGCATCGGTCAATCGAGACGCCGACCGGCCGCTCGAGCCGCTCGACCTCGACCGGGGGCTGGCAAGTTACCTGCTATCCCCGGGCTTAGGGCGACCGACCGCTCGATATCCGGGGCCGAAAGCGCCCCGGGGGCCGCCGGCGCCCGGGGGCATGGCGCGCCCGGAGGTATCTGGCGGCCGGTGCACTGGTGCACTGGCTCACCGGTGCATCGGTGCTCTTGACAACCGGCCAACGTGCCAATACGCGTGCGCGTGACAGTCACGCGCTACGACGCAGCCCGGCTTGGTAACGTTCGCAAGACGTCGCAGGGTTTCTTGCGGGCTCCGGCGCGCGTCACGCGCACCGGCGTGCTCACCTATCACCGGGCCGACGGCTCGGTCGTGCGCGAGCTTAGGCGGCCCGACAATGTCTTCGCCGCCGACTCGCTCGCGACGCTCGCCGACGCGCCAGTGACCGATCTGCATCCGCGCGACATGCTGTCGCCGAGCAACGCCAAGCAGCTCGCCGTCGGCCATGTGTCCGGTGCATCCGCTCGAGCAGACGCCGGGCGCTTTGTCGAAGCGCAGCTCGTCATCACCGACGCCGCCATGATTACGGCCATCGAAGCCGGCGACCGGAGCGAAGTTAGTTGCGGCTACACGTGCGACCTAAAGCACGGCGCCGGCGTCTTCAACGGCGAGCACTACGACGCCGAACAAACGAACATTGTCTACAACCACGTCGGCATCGGGCCGCGCAATTGGGGCCGTGCGGGCTCCGAAGTCGCGCTGCGACTCGACAGCAAGACGCCAGACGACTTTGCGCTCGGCGAAGGCGCCGCGCGAGCAGTGCTCACCGACGAGCCAAAGAGGGACAGCAACATGGATCTGGTCACCATTCGCATCGACGGAATCGAAGCGCAAGTCACACCGACGACCGCGCAGATACTGCAACGCACGCTCGACACGCGCGACACCGCTGCGCGCGACGCCGCTGCGAAGCTCACAGACTTGCAGAAGCGCTACGACGCGCAGCAAGCCGAGCTCGACGCGACGAAGACGCAGCTCGCGCAAGCCGCCGACCCGAAGCGCTTCGACGCAGCGCTGCGCGATCGGCTCGAGCTGCTCGACCGCGCGCGCCCGGTGCTGGGTCGCGACGCGAAGCTCGACGGCAAGAGCCCGCGCGACATCAAAGAGCTCGCGCTCGAGAAGATGAAAGCCGGCGGCAAACTGTCGGAACGCTCCGACGCCTACGTCGATGCGCTCTTCGACATGACCGTCGACAAGTGGCTCGCCGACAACAAGGTCAATAACCACCGCAGCACCGACCCAGCGCCGCACCATGACGGCGGCAACGGCTCAGACGTCGACGTGCACGCAATCCTCGACGGCCGGCGCGCCGACGGCACGCAGCCGCTCAAGCGCGAATATCAGTCGCCGCCGTGGCGCTCGAAGCTCGCGAGCACGCGCACCGAATAGGCCGACCACACCGACCACTCAGAAAGGGACACAACCACCATGCAGCTCTCTTATCCCGCAACACCTGTGATCGGCGTGCACGGCCAACACATTGAAGGATGGCCGAGCGCCATCGCTACAGGCATCGCGCAAGCCGCTGTCGTGCAGGTCGGATGCGTTGTCATCTTCGACCCGACGGCCGGCTACGACCCGCATGCCATCAAAGCGCCCGCCGCTACGGGCGACGTCACAACTACGCTTGGCGTCGCTGGCATCACAATGTGGGATCCCACGTATCCCGAGCCCCCATACAGAATGGGCGCCTTCGTCCCCGTCATGCGCAAGGGCCGCATTGCCATCGCCGCGGAGACCGCGCTTGCAGCGCATACAAACCCATTCGTGCGCTTCACCGTCGGCGCGCCCGGCACACTGCTCGGCGCTCTTCGCAATGACGCCGACACGGCGAAAGCGGTCGCAGCGCCCTACCTCACCGTCGTCATCGGTGCCGCTGCCGGCGGCGTCGCCGTCGTAGAAATCAACCTGTAACGCGCCACTGCGCCAGCGCCCGAAAGCCAAGAAGGTCATGCATCAACATATTCTAGATAGGCTCGACTCTCATGCGCTCGAAGAGCAGCTCGCGCAGCTCGGCAAGAGACTCGACGCGACGAGCTTCGCGAACGTCGTGCGCGCCGTCGCACACACGCGCGCATCTATCCACGGCATCGACCGCTTAGACGCCAATGAGACGGCGCTCTTCGGTCGAGACCTGGAGTTTATCAGCGCGCGCTTGCGCGAAGTGCACCGGCCGGCGCTCAAGTGGCGGCAGTTCGTGCCGGTGAGTTCGGAAGCGCCGCCGGGCGCGGAGACTTGGTCTTACCGCATGTGGGACAGCACCGGCATGGCTGAAATCGTCGCGAATTTCGCCGACGACATTCGCCGCGTCGCCGTGATGGCCAAAAAACAGAGCTACGACATCGCGACGTATGCGCTCGGCTACGACTATTCAGTGCTCGACATCGAACGCGCCGCCATGGCCGGTGTCGACTACCAGAACAAAGAAGCTGAAGCCGTGCGGCTCGGCTTCGAGCAGCGGCTCGAGCGCATCGCTTCCGTAGGCCAACCCGGCACGAGCATCAAGGGGCTCGTCAACCATCCGAACGTCCCGACGATCGCCGCTTCGAACGTCGGCGGCACGACGCCATGGGGCTCCGGCACGAAGACGCCCGACGACGTCTTGAAAGATATGATCGCCGCCGAAGACAGCATCTTGACGGCGACTAACAGTGTCGAATCGCCCGATACGCTGCTCTTGCCACTTAGCAAGTACCGCTACATTCAGAATACGCCCGTATATACGGGCGCCGGCAGCGACCCAGAAGACACGATTCTGCGCGTGTATCTCGCGCGCAGTGCGTTCGTGACCAACGTCGATTGGTGGATGCCGCTCGCAACGGCAGACGCGGCCGGCACTGGGCCGCGCGGCATCTGGTATCGCCGCGACCCGCGATATGTGCACTTCGAACTGTCGATGCCACCGCGCGAGCTGCCGCCGCAAGCGAAGAATCTCGCACTCGCCGTCGAAAGCTGGGCTCGCGCCGGCGGCGTCGCCTGGGAGTATCCGCTCTCCGCTGTCTACATGGATGGCATCTAGCCGGGCGCCACACCGCACACGCAGGAAGGGACCAAGCACATGCAACCCCGCTACACCGCACCCACACCGACGCCAACGGCGACCGGCGACGCCACAGTCACAAACCTAACAGCCCGCATTTTGTGGGTACAGAGCAACAGCAAGCTCATCAAGTTTCCGCCGCTCGAGACCGTCATCGTCGCCGCCGAAGACGTCGAGCAAGTCGGCTATGCGCTCGTCGGCGTCTTCGCGCCCTACGTCGAAGACGGCACCATTACCTATACGCTGCCGGAGGCACCACCGGTGCTCGACCCAACCGGCACCGGCACCGAATGCCCGCCGACGACACCGCCGACCACTCCGACGGCGCCAGCGCCGTCGCCGGGGCAACTGCCGGCCGACTCGACTACGCCGCCGACAGCGGCATCGAAGCTCACGCCGAAGGGCTCAAGCAAGTAACCGCGCCATGACCGTCACAGTCGAGCAAATCTTCGACGAGTTCCCGGAGTTCGCGCGCTGCGCGTTCACGCTCGTCAAAGCCAAGCTCGACGACGCCGAAGCGCTCACCGCGGCGACCTTCGCCGGTGCAACGCCCGTCGCGAAGCCCGACGGGCTTACACCGCCGGGCGTTGTGTTCGTCGACACCGCGCGCGACATGCGCGTGAAATACCTCACGGCCGAGCTGTTAGTCTTGACGCCGGCCGGTGAGTTCGCGCGGCTCGACCCGAGCAAAGAGCCAGACGGCGCCCGTTCCATCTATGAGCGGCGCCGTATGGAGCTCGACCGCAACTACAACCCGCTCGCCATGGTGCTTTGACATGGCCGTCACCGATACCGACAAGGGCTGGAATGACCTAGGCAAGGCTGTCGCGAAGCTCAACGGCGGCCCCTATGTGCTCGTCGGTATTCAAGGCTCGAAGGGCTCGGCGCAGCACGGCGACGACGGCTTGACGAATATCGAGCTCGGCACCATTCACGAGTTCGGGTTAGGTGTGCCGGAGCGCTCGTTCATCCGTGCCGGCGTCGACGAAAACCAGAAGACACTCGTCGACTTCATGGCGACGATGGGTCAGCGCTTTCTGCTCGGCGAAATCACCGAAGCCGCGCTGCTCGGCCTTATTGGCGAGAAAGCCGTCGACATCATCAAAGATCGCATTCTCGCCCATATCGAGCCCGCGCTGCAACCCGCGACGGTCGCGAAGAAAGGCGGCATAGAGACGCCGCTTGTCTGGCACGCGACGCTTATCAACTCCATCACTTGGGAAATGGGCGCCAAGTGAACTGGCAAGACTTCGCCGATGGCACGCGCGCTTGGGTCGCAAGCACGTCGAAGATTCACATCGACGACGTCGTATGGACCGGCGAGCCCGAAGGCATGCTCGGTCGACCTTGCGCGCGGCTCAATCTGCTCGGCGCCAATCCGCCGGTGAGCAGCGACGAAGTGCGCCTAGTGTCGCAGGGACCCGGCGAAGACGCCGCCGTGCGCATCGTCGGCAACCGCGCGATCATCCTGAATGTGCTCGTGCAGACCCGCGACGGCACACCGTGGGGGCGCGCTTTCCGGTATCTCGAGCGGCTTCGAGATGCGCTCTTTTTGCCAAGCACGCAACAGCTATTCTCCGAGCTGCGCGTCGCACTCGAAGGCCCCGGCGTGCTCGTCGACTTGCAGCGATTCGTCGACTTCCGGCGCGAGTCGGCCGCAAGCCTCGACCTTCGAATGAACTACGCATTCGACACCATGTGCGAATGCGGCGAAGGGCTCACGCCCGAAACCATCGGCACGATTGAACACGTGCGCGTAGCTGGCACCGTCTACACGCCATTCGGCGGCGACGTCGACGTTGTGCAGGTCCCCGAAAAGCAGCTCGATAGATAGGTGAAATCTTGGGAACCGAAATCGAAGTTATCCAACACACAGTCGTAGTCGCCGACGCCACGGTGACGCGCTTCGGCTTCGGCATTGCGCTCATTGCCGTCAATCACAACTACTGGCCCGAGCTCGTGCGAACATTCAACACCGCCGACGAGCTCACGTTGCCGCCTTACAACGTGCCGAAGACGAGCGCGCTGTATCTCGCGGCGAAGCAGCTCAAGTCACAGTCTCCGAGCCCGCCTTCGTATAAGGTCGGCCGACTCACCGGCGGCTTTACACAGACGTTCACGCTCACGCCGACGGCACCGACTGCGCCTAACCAACACTACACAGTGACCATCGACGGCGTCGCGGTCGACGTGACCGGCTCGCCGCCGGACACCGACGCGGCCATCTGCGCAAAGCTCATCACGGCCATCAACGCCATCACCGACGTCACGGCGACCGGCACGACGAGCGTCACTGTCACCAGCGACACCGCGAACATCACGCACGCGGTCTCGAATGTCTCGAGCAATATCGTCTTCGCCGACACGACACTCGCGCCGACCGTATTGCCGGCGGTCGACTTGGCGGCCATCCGTGCAGCCGATGGTGACTGGTATGCGCTGCTCATGCTCACGCCGAGCGCGGCCGCCATCTCGAGCGCCGCGTCTTGGGCGCAGCTCGAGCGCGCGATTTATCTCGCCGCGAGCTCCGACAGCGCCATCCCGACGGCGGCGACAACGGACATTGCGAGCGTGTTGCAGGCTCAGTCAATGACCCGCTCGTCCATCTGGTATCACCCGAATCAGGCCGAATATCTCGACGCGGCCGTAGTCGGTGCGATTTTGCCGAAGTTGCCGGGGCCCGTGACGTTCGCGAACAAGGGGCTCGCGGCCGTGACGATGCAGAATCCCAACGCGACGCAGCGCTTGGCGCTCAAGACCAAGCACGCGAACTGTTACGTCAACATCAAGGGGCTTGGCTTCACGTTGTGGGGTTGGGCCGCTTCGGGGCGCTTTCTCGACGTCACCGTCGCGATCGATTGGTTCGACGTCAACATCGAAGATCGCATTGTGTCCCTGTTACGCAACAATGACGTCGTGCCGTATACCGCGAGCGGTATCGAGCTCGTGCGCTCGCAAATCAACGGGCAAATCCTCGACGGCATCGCGCTCGGCATCATCGACGGGCAACAGCCCTATTCAGTCACGGCGCCCGAGCTCGCCGCCATCGACCCGGCGCTCAAGACGCAGCGCATTCTGCCGGACATGCGTTACACGTATGCACTCTCCGGCGCCATTCACCAGGTTCGCGTAGTCGGACTCGTGCAGGTCTAGGACCCAATAGTCAGAAGCCAATAGGAGCCACGCGTATGGGTTTCAAAGCCTGGAATATCAATGAAATGTCACTGAGCCTAAACGCCGTGCCGCTCGACGGCGGCGGCTACGCCGAAGACGAAGTGCTCACTATCGATTGGACCGAAGATTGGTTCAGCATGTATGTGGGCGCCGACGGCGAAGTGACGCGCGTGCGTACCAACAACTTCTCCGCACTCGCGACACTCAAGTACGCGCAGACCGCCGACGCCAACGATCGCTTGAGCGCCATGCTCACGGCAGACATTGCCGTGCTAAACGGTGCCGCCGCCGGCGTCTTCAATGCTCGCGACCAATCGGGCCGCTTGCTCGTCACGAGCGCGCGTGCGTGGATCACTGCGCCGCCGGCCATCAAAATCGGCAAAACGGTGCAAGTGTACGAATGGAAGATCAACCTAGCCGACGCCCGCACGTCATTCTTCGGAGGTCGCTAAGAGATGCCGACGCGCGCGGTAAAGGACAAGGTCATAGGCGGCCATCGCTACGAAGTGACGTTGCTCGGCGCGAAGCAGGGACGGGCGATGCTGGTGCGTCTGGTGCGCCTTATGGGCCCCGCAACGGCCGGCTTCATCGAAGGTACCCTGCACGCTAAAGGCGACCTCACCGTGTCGCTAGCGTCGGGCGCGTCCGATGCTATCCGCGAGCTGTCGCAGCGCATCACCGAAGCCGAGTTCGCCACCGTGAGCGACGAACTCGCGCGCTTCACGGTCGTGCATCTCGACCACGAGCACGCGCCGAAGCTCGACGCCATCTTCGAAGACCACTTCGCCGGGCGCTATGACGTCATGTTGCAGTGGTTCGGCTTCGCGCTAGAGGCAAATTTCTCGAGTTTTTTCGACGGCACCGCGAGCGGCAAGAGCACGCTCGCGGAACGGTTGAAAGCGCTGACGTCATTACTTGCGCCATCCCGGCCGGCGTCGACTGGGACATCCACCGCATCGCCACAAGCAGCCACTATCACGCCGGACTAGCGGAGATTTGCCACGATTGGAGCCTTGACGACCTATACGACGCTCATGCGGTGCTCGATATGTACGATGAACTAGACCGCCGCCACGCTGCCGCAGTAAGGGACCGCAAGTGAGCGCGGTAGTCGTGCGCGAGCTCGTTGCGCTGCTCGGCTTGAAGGTCGACGAAGCCGCGTTCAAAAAAGCCGACGCCGGGCTCGACAAGGTAAAGAAAGGGCTCGAAGGCGTCGACGGCAAGATGCGCGACGCCAAGGGCCGTTTCATCGGCGCCGGGCGCAGTATGGG